CGGTCTTCTCTGAAATGGAGGAAAGCTTAGAGAGCATCGGAAGTGGCAGGAAGATATTTGTTCGTTTCATTATGGTATTGTGCGCCTAACGTACACACATTGCAAGGGAAATCATGGAACATAAATCAATCGCGCTGGACGTAGCGCAGTTTAAATTGGACGCTGAGGGGTCTACGTTCCATGGTTACGCCTCTACTTTTAACAACGTAGACAGCTATGGTGACACCATCTTGAAAGGCGCATATACCGAAACTTTGCAAAAATTTGGCATGCCGCGAATGTTCTTCAACCATAAGTCTGACGCTGTCCCAATCGGTAAATGGGTCGATGCAAAAGAGGATGATTACGGCCTGCTGCTTATTGGCGAGTTCACGCCTGGCAATGCCCTTGCTCAAGAAGTCCGCGCCGGTTTGAAACATGGCACGCTCGATTCGATGAGTATCGGTTACATGCTACGCAAAGGCGATTACGAAGATAAAGAGAAGGGTCGCATTATTAAGAAGGTGTCGCATCTTTCCGAAACGTCTATTGTTACGTTCCCTGCTGATAAGTTTGCACGAGTTGATTTGACTAGCGTAAAATTCGCAGAGGAAATGGAACAGTTGGAAACCATTCGAGATTTTGAAATGTTCCTGCGGGATGCGGGGAGTTTCAGCAAGGGTGCGGCGCAAGCGCTGACCGCACGGGCCAAGGTCTTATTCTCCCTGCGGGATGCAGGCAATAAGGACGAAGCTAAAACCGAAGAAGCACTCATTATTGAGCGTCTTCAGAAGATCGGCCAGTAAATCCCCGCATCAATCTAAACTAAAGGAATCAAAATGTCTGACGCAATCATGAAAGCAATCGACGGCGTAGAAGCCAAGATTGTAGAAATCTCGACCAAGGCTAACGAGGAACTGAAAAACCTCGGTAAAGTCACGACCGATACCAAGACCGCACTTGACAACGTAGGCGTTGAGCAGCGCACCCTGGCCGACCGCATGCTGCAACTGGAACAACAAGCCAAAGCAGCGCCGGAATACAAGGAAAAGCAGGAAGACGGTTACGGCGAACAGTTCGTGAAAAACGACGCCTTCTCCAACTTCGTCAAGTCGGAAGCGCGTGGCCGCCTGCGCCTGGAAGTTAAGAACACCGTTACCAACACCATCGGCTTGACCTACAGCGAACGCCGTCCCGGCATCGTTGAAGGTGCTTTCCGCGTGTTCACCATCGAAGACCTGCTGACGAAGATTCCGACTTCAGCGCCAACCATCGAGTGGGTACGTGAGAACGTGTTCACCAATTCGGCGGCTGAAACTGCCGAAGGCGCGGCCAAGCCACAATCGAGCCTGACTTTCACACCAGGCACCATGCCAGTATCGACTGTCGCCCACTGGATCAAGATTACCCGCCAACTGGCGATGGACAACTCGGCTCTGGCCGCGTACATCAACCGTCGCATGGTCTATGGCGTGAATCTCCGCGTGGAAAATCAACTGCTGGTAGGTAACGGCGTAGCGCCGAACATCAACGGTCTGCTGAATACCGGCAACTTCACTGCGCACGGCTATACCGCTGCTTCGCTGACTGCTGCTGGCCTGTCCAACAACCGTTACGACCTGATCGGCGCGGCAATGGGTGATGCGGCTCTGGCTGACTACCCTGCCGACGTTGTGATCATGAATACCGGCGACTGGTGGAAGATGCGCCTGGCTAAAGACTCGCAGGGTAACTACCTGATGGGTCCTCCTGGCTCGACCATGGCACCGGAACTGTTCGGCGCTAAGGTTGTTGCATCGAACGCCATGACCGCAGGCCAAGTCTGGATCGGCAACCTGGCCCAAGCTGCAACCCTGTGGATTCGTGAGGGTGTCGTGGTCGAAATGTTTGACCAGGATGAAAATAATGCACAGCTCAACCTCGTGACCATCCGCGCAGAACGTCGTCTGGCTCTGACCGTTGAGAAACCAGCAGCGGCCCGCTACGGCGCTCTGGTTCCGGCGTAATGAAACGGCGGGCTGCTTACGGGTGGCCCGCCTATCAGGAGATATATCATGGTTAAAGTAGAAATTCTTATCCAGACAATCACTGCACAATACGGTGTACTGAGTGCTGGCGACGAAATTACGACCAGCGAAGAATTCGCAAAGCATCTGGTTGAAGACTGCGGTGCTGCAAAGTACGTCAAAGGTTCGAAAGCTGAAAAGGCAGAGGCCAAAGAAGCTGCGCCGGAAGCCGAGGAAGACGAGCAAGAGCCTGCCGCAACGCGTGGCCGACCAAAGACTAAGAAATAAGAAGGATCGAAGATGACTACCGGCTATAACGTATTAATGCGCAATGCCCAGCTAGACGCACTGACGACATTCGCGGGGGCCGGTGCAAAGCTTCGCATCTATAGTGGGTCGCGCCCAGCAACAGGCGGCACGGTAACTACCCTGCTTGGTGAGTTCACGCTTGGATCACCTTTTGCGCCTGCTGCATCTGCTGGCGTACTGTCCCCTACCTTACCATCGGGCGTTAGCGGCGTGGCTGCTGGCACTGCAACATGGTTCCGCATTGTACGAGCGGACGGCACCACGCACGTTCTAGACGGCGATGCGGGCACATCTGGGACGGACCTTATTCTTAACACTGCATCTGTTTCGATTGGTGTAGCGCTTTCTATCACCGCATTCACGATTAACCGGGGCAACGCGTAATGGCGATCACCTCACTAGACCAATTAATCGCAGCTCCATCGCAGCGCGTGAGCATTCTTAAGCTTACGGCACGCTCAACGGTGGCTGCGGTTCCGTTCTCCGTATTCGACCTGTCGGGCAATCCGGGCGCAGGCGTTTTGCCTGGGACTAGTACAACGGCTGGTGTGGTCCCTACATCGGCAACGGCTGGCTTCCCTAGCATTGTTAGTTTTGGGGGCGCAACTGGCTACCTTAACAAAGTCGAATTCTCCAATACTGTTGCGAGCCGGATTGTAATCTACGATCTTCTTTTTAAGGCAGGAGCGTACGGTTTCGCGGCGGGTACAACTTCGCTTAGTGCGCAGCCTAGCTATTCTGGCCGTGTATTGGGTGGTACGGATTACACAAATACAGAAGTGTGGATTGAGGTTTCTACTGCGTTCACGACTGGTACGGCATGGCAGGTTCAAGTTACGTACACTAACCAAGCAGGAACGGCTGGACGTACTTCTATCATCAGCGCTGCGCAAGCTGCTGCCGGTCTGACTCTTGGGAAAATGTTCCAACTGGCATTGCAGTCTGGTGATACCGGCGTGCAAAAGATCGAATCGGTTATTGTAACGAACGGCGGCACAGCAATGACAGTAGGGGCGTTCAACGTTCTGGTAATGCGCCGTCTTTGGACTGGCCGCGTACGAGTCGCCAATGATGGCGATACACACGACATGCTTAAAACTGGCCTGCCTGTTGTATTTGACACGAGCGCCCTTTATTGCATGGTTTCTGGTGATAGCACTTCTGCTGGTTTGCCAGAAGTTGTAATGGAAATTGTAAGTGGCTAACTTCCTCCGAGAAGAATCGGTAGGAAGGCTAACAAGTTTCAGCCTAATTAAGCACGCCAATGGCGAGCAAGCATCAGTATTAACATCGCAGTTCTTTGGGCAGGTTGATGAGGCAGTATCTGGCGAGTTGGCCTGGGCCGAAGCAAACGATGTTGTTTCAATGTCTGGAACTGTGGCCGGTAGTTCGATAACTGGCACAATAAACTGGACAGAAGTAAATGATGTTCTGGCAATTGCGACCAACGTCCGAATTAATGGCGCAATGTCGTCTCAGGACCAAAACGATACATTCGCGGCAAGTGGTACGTTGCGAGTTAATGCAAGTGCTGGATGGGCAGAGCCGTCTGACATATGTGGATTTGTTGGCGTAGTTCGGGTAAATGGTAGTTTTGCATTGCAAGACCAGTCAGATACTCTAGCAGCTACGATGAATGTAGCGGAGTCAGTATTAGGTGCGATAGAATGGCAGGAGCAAAACGATATCCTGCTAATACTGGCAAATACCTTTCAATTTGCACGAGCGCCACGCGGTGATGTAGGCCAAAGCACAAGACCAGCGGCTTCGAATGGCAGTCGGCCAGCACGGAATTTAGACCGCATGGAGCGGCCAAGCGCAACGCAAAGAGGCACACGGTGACGACACGACGCATTACAGCCCCACTCACTTTAGCGGTATCTCTTACTGTCGCTAAGGAGACGTTGCGCATTACGCCGGACGATACGGCATTGGATACGACGATTACTCTTGCCATCAAGGCAATTACGCTTGAGGCCGAACATTTTTTGAATCGTTCGCTTGTCTCACAGGGATTGCGTGTAACACTTGATGCCTTCCCAAGCGCGATTGAACTTGAGTTTCCTCCTGTGCTGTCGATCACAAGTGTTAAATACCGTGATGCCGACGACGTAGAGCAGACGCTAGACCCCGCCGATTACCTGTTGGATTCGGTGAGCGAGCCTAGTTATCTTGTTCCGGCGTCTGGTGTCTCCTGGCCTTCGACCTATTCCCGCGTCAATGCGGTTACGGTCGATTACACGGCAGGATACGGAGTAGACGAAACAACCGTACCAGAGAATATCCAGAACTACATCTTGGTTCGGCTGCAAGAACAGTTTGACCCACTAGGGCGCGAGCTTAAAGAGACTGCGCAATCGAATTACGCGCAACGTTTGTTGGATGCATCGCGGGTGTACGCATGAGCCTTGCCCAGCGCCTTAATCGTATCGTGACCTTGCAGGCATTGACGGCAGGGCAGGACGAGTACGGGCAACCACTGCAAACGTGGGTTGATGTAGGCAATGTATTCGCGGCTGTCGAGGACTTGAGCGGGCGTGAGTACGTCAATGCAGGCGGTACGCAGAATGCAGTAACAACTAAGATCACGATCCGTTATCTGCCTGGTATCGTGGCGCAGATGCGAGTTGTTTATAAAGAAGTCGTGTATAGCATTGAAGAAGTATTGGGTCAGGATAATCGCACGCTCTTGCTAATGTGCAC